GCGAGGCCGATCCAGTATTCATGCTGGGGGATCTTGAGGAGATCGGGGGCCTGCTTGATCGTGGCCTTGTAGGCTTGGTTGAGCGCGCTGCCCTCCTTGAATATATCGGGGAACATGCTCTTGGCGGCTTGCACCGCCGGCTCACGCTGGGCCAGCCACTCTTTCCTTGCCGGAACGTGGATGGTCAGGATGTCGTCGGCCTTGACCAAGTAGTCCTTTACTTCGGCTGGCTCGATATACTTCTCCGAGCCGTCTGGCTGCTTGATCGTGGCGCCGTCCGTATTCTGAAGCGCCCATCGGCGAACCGCTTGGGCATTCTGGATGCGCTGCTGAAGGGCCTCGTCACTGTCCACATCGGCCAACGGGTTGTCGGCAGTGGGTGAGAGAACGGGGCGGGAGGTCTGGTTGAGCTGTGCTTCTAGGTCCGCTTTGGCGGTGCGTAGTTGCTCTAGCTCACTAGTGGCGGCCTGGGCCTTTTCTTCGGCCTCCCGTTGTTTTGCAACGAGTTTATCAATCCTGCGCTGAACCTTGTCCTTCGTAACCTCCTCGCCAGCAGGTTCTTCTGCGGCGGTGTCCTCGCTATCCTCGGGTTCTTCGTCAAGATCGGCTTCAGTCGCCGGCTCCTCCTTGTCTACATCTTCAGCGGAATCTTCAGATTTCTCCTCTGGTTCCTCTGCTGTGTCTGCGTTGTCAGAGATCGTCTTTTCAGCGGACTCTTCTTTGGGTTCCTCGGTCGGGCGTTTAACGCCCAACTCGGCTAGTGCCATTGAAACTACATCGTCCGCTCCCGCCGCTGTCGCGGCCACATTGTCTGTCGCCATAGGATAAAACCCCTAAGAGGTGCGCCAAAGACTTGGGGGGAACCGGAGCCTTAGAACCGGAGTGAAGCGCGATACGCCTCTCTATCCTCACACATAGCACACAATGTGTGCGGTGTCAATACGGGATTGTATCGTTATACGATACTTCGCTTATGTCTCGGGGCGACACTTGGATAGAATCGCATAGACTTGTTCACAAGTGACTGCACTTTGTGTCACAAAATGTGCGGTGTTTTTGCAACGACCAGTCACTTAATGACAGCTTCACGCTACATTAAGCCGGCGTAGTGTTGCCGAACGGCAACATTTTGCCGTGTCGGCGAACGGCAACCTGTAAGAAATACTTGTGAGTTGCCGAGCGGGAACATTTCGATTTTGTCGAATAGTTCAAACGTGGCTTGAACTATTGCGCAATTTGTATGCGTCTACTGGACTTTTGCCGCCTCGGCCCTAGTGGCTTCCAAGTAGTCCCACAATTCCACCAACGCATTGAGCTGTCCGTTGGCGTGGGCGAGGAGGCCTGGGTCTTTGGCGGTGGCCATGTTGCTGGCCAAGGCTACGCCGTCCGCGATGCGGTCTTGCAGGGCGACCATGACGGCTCGCCAGCAGGGCGGGGCCTGGTCGCGGGTGAAGGCGAGGGCGCCTTTGAAGTCGAACTCTTCGTCTTCAGAAACAGGGTAGCGGTCGAGGGGGATGGTTTTCGTTTTGGTGAACATAAAGTTAGATCCAGAAAGGATACATGAGCTTGTTGGCTTCGATGACGTGCGGGCCGCACTCGCGGCAGATGGGGCCGAGCTGGGTATCCACGCCATGGATGTCGTCGATGCGAAGCTGCTTGGAACACACGCCACAGCGCGGCGGCTCCTTGCTGCGGCCTCGCCATGGGCGCACGCGCGGGGGTGGGGGAACTGTGCCGCTGGGAGCCATTAGTAACTGCCTCCTCCACGCGGGCGCAGGATGTCGCCTTCGACATTGTTGCAGCCGGAGAGAACTAAATAACGAACCAGGTCGGGGAAGTCCTTACTACTGCCCTTGGTCCCGTCAGCCCCTGTCCATTCCTTCATGCACCAGATTAGGTTCTGGCAGTTCTCGCTGATGTAGAGCTTGGGCTGGTTGAGGGCGCTGATCGGCTTCTGCGTGTCGTAGTGCAGCCAGTCGTTAATGAGGGCAACACCTTCGTCAATCGTGTCTCCCGGCGTGGCGGTGAAGTCCATGCCGAGGTCGCTCATCTCTTCGATCAGCGTGGTGGGGCGTTCCTTGGCCAAGGTCTGTGCGTTCCCGTAGCGGCTGTCCATCCATCTCTCAAAGATGCGTTCGCCGTTCTCGACGCTCTTAATCTCTTCGGCATAGCGCTCTAAACCAAAGCCAAAGTCTTTCTGCGCGGGGCCTTGGCGTCCGTCTGCCTTCTTACCGTCCGGCTCGGCCCACATGCCGGGGTAGCCGACGCCCTCGACATACTCGTTCGGGCAGGGCCATTCGCGGTAGATGAAGCAACGGTTGGCACTATCGAATAGCGCCCAGATCATCGCCCAATTCCTGCCGGAGCACGGATCGACAAAGTGATAGCGGGTGCCTTCCTTGGGAATCCATTCGTGCTTGATGACGTGAACCTTGTCGCTGAATAGCGGGAAGCGGTTGTTGATCGAGCGGGTCGGAACGCCATAGGCTCGGCAAAGGATCTTCTCCCGCGTCTCGTTGCGTAGTTCCTGCTGCATGCGGTCCCATCCAGCCCATGGATTTCCCTTGGTCTGAAAGTAAATGATCGGCCGGCCCTTGCGTCCGGTCTGGACGATGGGCACTTTCTCGTAGCCGACGATAACCTTCTCGCCTTGCTTGTCCTCAAACTTGGGCAGCAGCTCCGCATCGCATTCCTCCACGTTGCTGGCGCCGGTGAGGTAATCTTTGACCGTGGGTGAGTAGCCCTCGATGGGGGTGAAGGTGACGATGAGCACGCCGTTGCGGTCGAGCAGACGGAAGCGCAGGGTCTCCAAGAAATCTATGGGCACCAATTCGTCGCACCAGACGACATCGACCTCGCCGCCCTCAATGGTGGAAATATCCTGACTGTAATTGCGGAAGATACATTGGGCGCCATTGGGGGCGACGAACTTGTTTTCGGTGAAGCCGCCTTTCACCGAGTAGGTGATATTCGTGACGGTGCTCTTGCGCGCCTGCCGCCAATCGGCTGGCATATATTTGAAGACGCGGGGCTGTTGCATTTCCACCGAGTTGGGCGCCGTCGTTTGGAAGCACCAGGCAACAGATTGCTTTTTGTGATACAATCTGTGGATCACCTCGCGCGCGGCCCATTCGGTTTTGCCGCTGCGGTTGCCGCCCATGACGAGCAGTTCGCGGTTGTCTTCCAAGAGTTGGCTGGCCTTGCTCCAGATCGGCGGGCGGTAGCCGTATCTATAAGGATCTACTTTTTCCTTTAAGATTAGTTCTTCCCGCTTGAGCAACAGATCCCAGCCCTTCTCCGGCCCGATGGCCAAGAGCACGTCCTTGGGCGGCAGCTTCATCACCGGATGCGGTGTCGGCGTGAAGCGGGAGCGGGGGGTGGATTTCTTTTCGCTCATCTAAAAAATGGCGGGGGCGGGCAAAATCCCCAAGATGCCCGCTTCCCGCCGCGCATCGGCAGGCAGCCGCAAGCAGTCGCACACCCTCTTGTCGTGCTCTTGCTTGCCGCCCGTTGTCCTTTGCGCAAAGTCATCGTTCGTCGGGCCACTCGCCTTCGATGAGCGTGTGGTCGAGTTTGAGATCGGAAAGCGGCTCGCGGTCGAACATCTCTTCGGCGAAGTCCCAGTCGTAGACTTCCGGCCGCACCAAGACGGACCAGCCGGTGCCAGACTTCCGCGCCTTGCATTCCATGATCGGCCCCAGCTCGGACTTGTGGATAATCCAGAAGGTTCCACCCGCCGTGCTCCGTGGTTTCTTTGCGGGGCGGGCCTTCACGCGAATGCCTCCTGCGGCTCACAGAACCGCACATGCTGCTTGGGCACCGTATAGTTGCGGCAGCGGCGGCCCTGTTTGGGGTCGTAGACCTCCTCGACCTGCCAGTGCTTGCGGGTCCAGCCATAGACCACGGCGGCTACGGTGCGACTGGCGTTCTCGATGATATAGGCCAAGACCGGCGTGTCGGCTTTGGCATCGACCTTGTAAGCCTCGTCCACGATGACGGTGGGATACGGATAATCCTCGCGGCTGGTGAAATGCAGGTTGGTGCGGACCTTGTGCTCGACACGGCCTTGCACCATCAAGTCGCCGTTGTCGGCGTATTGCTCGCGCACGGTCGCGTCGGGGCGGGTGCGCTGCGGCGGCAGCCAGACTTGCATGCCGGTCTGACGCAGCTTGTCGGCAAAGTCGTTGACCGCCCGCCGGCTGGCGCTCAAATCGCCGAGGAATTGCTGGTCTGATTTCATGCGGGTGTGTGCGGTTGTGTGCTAT